GACGTGTTTATCGTCCGTGAAGCGGTTGATTACACGCTAATGCTTGCCAGGATTCGGCAAGACTTGCACGACAATCCAGCCGATAAAGATTTGCGTTGTGCCAAGACGCAATACACGGAAAAGTTATTGAAACTGTCGGGATTACTTGGTATGTCGCCAGCCGACAGAAAACGCATTCAGATTGCACAGCCAAAAGAAAAAGAGGATGACTTAAGCGAATTCAGCGAGGGAACGTGATCGCGAACATTACAGCCAAAGACAAAGTTGAATCCTATGTCGCTGGAGTGCTCGACAAAAGCATTGTGGTCGGTCGATGGATTCGGCTTGCCGTTGAGCGGTATGTTCGTGATTTGCAGCGTCAGGACTCGGAAGAGTTCCTGTATTATCTTGACGAAGCAGCGGCAGAAAAGGCATGCCGATTCTTTCCAAAAGTTTGCAAGCACTCCAAAGGTGAATGGGCAGGGCATCCGTTTCAGCTTGAGCCGTGGCAGGCGTTTATCATCTGGAACGTGTTCGGATGGAAGCGTTCATCGGACCACACGCGGCGGTTCCGTAAGGCGATCATTTTGATTGCCCGCAAGAACGGTAAGACGCAACTAGGGGCCGGGATTGCCCATAAAATGGCCGTTGCCGATGGCGAAGCGGTATCGGAAGTCTATTGCTCGGCTACCAAAAAGGACCAAGCAATGGTGCTTTTTGATGAAGCCGAACGCATGGTACGAAAATCGCCAACGCTATCGGCTCATAGCAAGATACGTCATCACCGAATATCATTCCCGGCATCTGGCAGCGAGATTAAGCCTCTCGGAAGTGACAAGCCGTTTGACGGACTTAACCCGCACGGCGTATTGCTTGATGAGCTCCACGCATGGAAAGAGCATCACAGGCCGTTTTTCGATACGATGGTCACGGCGTCAGGTGCAAGACGGCAACCGCTATTGTGTGTTCTGACGACGGAAGGTAGTACCGACAGCAACCTTTGGATTGCCGAACGCGACTACGCCATTGACGTGATCGAGCAAAAGCACTCCGACGAGTCGTTGTTCGCTGCATTGTACGCCATCGACAGCGACGACAACTGGCAAGACGAATCGATATGGTGCAAGGCAAATCCGAACCTCGACGTGAGTGTCAAACGTGAATACCTGCGAGAGTTTGCCAACGCAGCTGGCTACAGCGTTACAAAGCGTAATCAGTTTTTGCGGTATCATCTCAATCGAGTTGTTTCGTCGACTGAGATGGCAATTGAGGCTCCATTATGGGACAGGTGTAAAGGTGAGTTATCGAAGTGGGAAGACGCGGACGTTATCACTAGCGGTTTTGATATTGGCGGTTGGGACGATCTTGCAGGACTCGGTTACGTTGCCCGCTTTGAGGACGGCACTGAGAAAGACAGTGATGGTCAAGAGAAGATATCTTATCGGTATGAGATAGACTGCAAAGCCTACCTGTACTCCGACAGCAAGCGAAACACAGCCCATATGCCGTGGGTTGAATGGCTCGACAGAGGGCTAGTGCGTCGCGAAGAGTTTTGTATCAACGCAATCAAGCAAGACATTCTCGCCGATCACCAAAAGCACAATTTCGAGTCCGTGAGCTATGACCAGCACAACGCCCAGCAACTAGGGGAGGATTTGGCGAAGGAAGGGCTCAAGGCGGTGGCGTTTCGCCAAAACTACTCGATGTACAACGAACCACTGCACCAATTCCTGCTTTTGCTCGAAAAGGGCAAGATTCGACACAATGGCAATCCTGTGCTAAAATGGTGTGCTTTGAATTTAGCCATTAAGACCGGCAGCGATGGTAAATGGATGCCGTGCAAAAAGGCATCTAAGGATAAGATTGACCCAATGGTTGCCATTTTAATGGCGTTTCGTCTCGCGATGCTTGCTCCACCTCGGCCCAAAGGCTCGTTGTTTGTTTTCTAAGGATACGAAATAGATGGCGACATTTGCAAAGCCGGTAAAGTGGCTGATGGATTTTTTTAGCGGCATGAGCGGCGAAGATGAACGCAGACTCAATGCACGCCAAGCACTCGGCTATGCACCCGTGTGGAATAGCGTCAACAAGATTGCCAACAATATTGGCGTGATGCCGCTGGAATTGTATCGCGTGACGGCCAACGGAAAAGAAGTGGCGTCCGACGATTCACGGCATTACGTCTTAGCCAAAGATCCAAATGAGTATCAAACGCCGATTGTATTTAAGTCGCAAGTGACTTCTCACGCGATTTTGAAAGGCAACGGGCGGGCGTACATTCACTGGATTGGCAATCAGCTACAAGAGTTGATACCATTGCAGCCTGAATCGACTGTTACGATGCTGATCGAGGGCAAGAAGTTCCATATCAACGTGCCTGGGGAAAATGATCGAACGCGGCTTTTTGAGCGTGTCACTTCCATTGGCGGGCTCAAGGAAGCAATCATTCTTGCTGATGAGGACGTGATTCACATTCCAGGCTTTGGCTGGGATGGCGTGGAAGGTATGGATTTGCTTACCATCGCATCTCGATCGCTCAACAGCGGTATCGCAGGCGACAAGCGGTATCACACGCAGGTAAATAAGGGGTTTTCGATTAAGGGGATGATAGAGGCACCCGTTGGGATGTTTCGTGATGAAAAATCGGCAAAGTTATTTCTGGATGGATTCAATGAAAAGCATCAAGGGCCTGAAAACGCCGATAGAGTTGCGATGCTTCGCGAGGGCATGAAGTTCCAGACCTACGCGATGTCAAACAAGGATGCAGAAGCGTTGGAGTCGCGTCGCTATAACCGCCAAGACATGGCATTGTGGTTTATGATGGAGTCGATTCTGGGTGACGGCTCAAACGAGGTGTACAACTCTATTGAGCAAAAAAACCAAGCGTACCTTACGAACTGCCTGATGACGTGGATTACAAAGTGGCAAGAGGAGTTGAATAAGAAACTACTTGGACGAAACGAGAAGCTGCAAGGCCGCTATGAGTTCATGTTCGACACGATTGCTCTGCGTTTAGGTGACTTCAATTCCACCGTGAGCACGCTTCGCAATGCCGTTGAGGGTATGCTGCTCAATAAGAACGAGGCCCGCGACATTCTCGGATATAACCGCGTTGATGGTGGCGACGTATTCGAGAATCCGAACACGACTCCAGGCGGGCAAGCGGCGGCACCACAGGCAAAACGGCTGGAATCGCCTGCCGTGCACGCTCATATTGAGCACTTGGTTGGCGTTGAGAAAAACCGTCTACTGCAGGCATCCGATAATCCAAGCAAGTTCATTGCCAGCGTTGAGAAATTTTACGGCACATTTGAAAAGACGCTGCAAAACGGCATTGCAAAATACACTGTCAACGAATCGCTGGCCGCTAAGTGGTGCGACGCATCCAAGCAGCGTGTTTTCGCACTAACCGACAGTTGCACTTACGACCAAATCAAGCCTGCACTTGAGCAGGATTTTGCCCAATGGGACGAACGAATTAACGCACTTGTGCAGGAGATTTGCGATGCTGCGAGTTGACGGAAATGAAATCTACATCTACGACGTAATCGGCCCCGAATGGTTTGGGCTCATTTCGGCCAACATGGTGATGGATGCACTCAACCAAGTTGGGCAACAGCGGGCTATCGTTCACTTCAATAGCCCTGGCGGCGGAGTGGATGAAGGCGTGGCAGCTTACAACGCCATGAAACGGCATCGCGAAAAGTACGGCTTGACTGTTGTAGTCGATTCGCTTGCTGCGTCCATTGCTTCCGTTATGGCTATGGCTGGCGATAAGATTGTTATGGCGGAAGGATCGATGTTGATGATCCATGAGCCTTGGACGGTTGCTATTGGTGATTCGCGTGTAATGAAGAAAACGGCGGAAATTCTTGACAAGACTAGCGACAGCTTGATCGGTATTTACGCAACACGAACCAATAAAGACGCCACTGAAATCAAGTCGATGCTTGTCGAAGAAACATGGATGACGGCAAAGGATGCTATTGATTTGGGTTTTGCCGACAGCATTGAAGGCGTCGCCGTGGAGCCAGTTGCCGTACCAGCCGATATGTTCGCCAAGGTGCCGGACAGCGTGCAGCAAAAGCCAATTTCGGCACGCAAGCGAGATGCACGAGCGATTCTCGCCAAGATCGCAACTCGTCGCGAGCAGTCGATTTGACACGGTTTTTGATTTTGCTATAGTTTAACTGACGACAAATTCTCTATCGCAACTAATTAGCGGCATAGGGCAAATGGTCGAGACGTTTATTTCGTTTCGTCGCATGTTGCTGGATGCCGCTATCTTTGTTTTGGTGCCAGCCCTGCGAATTAAGCACAGGAGGCACTCTAGTGTCATATTTCAACAAACTGAAGGCTCAGCATGATGAAGCTGTAGCACGTGCATCGGCTATCGTTGCGGTAGCCACTGAAGAAAATCGCGAAGTCACCGAAGACGAGCAAAAGCAAGTTGACGAGGCACTAAAAACCGCCGAGCAGCTTGAGCCGAAAATGGAACAAGCTCGTAAGATCGAGATGAAAGCATCGCAGTTGCTTCAAGATCGCCAGCAAACTGGCAACTCAATCCAGGTTCCCGGCAAAAACTTCGCGATTCCGAAGGCCCACGGAACACTCAAGGCGTTTAAGGACGCTCAGTCCGCTTACGACACTGGCCACTTTTTGCTTGCTACCATCGGTGGCAACGAAAAATCCAAGCAGTATTGCCGTGATAAAGGCATGATCCTCAACGCACTTAGCGAGGGCGTGAACTCAGCAGGTGGGTACTTGGTTCCAGAGGTTATGGAATCGACAATCATTGACCTAAAGGAAAGCTATGGCGTTGCTCGACAAAACGCCTATGTCTATCCAATGACGAGCGATGCTGCAACGATTCCACGTCGGCAAAGCGGCTACACTGTCTACTATCCAGGCGAGGGTGGACAGGGTACAGAATCCGACATGGCATGGAGCCAAGTTCGACTAGAAGCCAAAAAGGCAATGATTCTCACGCGAATCTCGAATGAGTTGAATGAGGACGCAATTGTCTCTCTTGCTGACATCATCACTGCTGAAATGGCGTGGGCGTTCGCTCAAAACGAAGACTATGGCGTTTTCCGTGCTAACGGCGAATCGACCTATGGCGGTGCCGTTGGATTGGCTAATAGCCTGCTCGCGGGATCGAAAGTTACCTCCGCATCTGGCGACAACACATTTGCCGAGCTTGAATGGGCATTTTTCGAGGAAGCGGTTGCAAAACTGCCTAGATTCGCTGGAATCCAGCCTGCATGGTACGTGCACTCTGCAATGTTCTACACAGCAATGGCTCGACTTGCTAACGCCGCTGGTGGAAATACCAAGGCAGATGTCGCCAGCGGCTATGACATGATGTTTCTGGGATTCCCAGTGAAGTTCACTCAGGTACTGCCATCAGCAACAACGGACCTAGCTGGTTCTGTGGTTGGTTTCTTTGGAGACCTTCGCATGGTTGGTACGTTCGGGTCTCGCCGTGGCATCACCATGAGCAGCGATTCGAGCTTGTATTTCGCTTACGACCAAATCGCATTGAAGGGTACACAGCGATGGTGCTGGAACGGTCACGAAACTGGCTCCGCTTCCGCTGCTGGTCCGATGATCGGCTTGGTAATGAACACCTAATCTTAGGTGATTGACGCGGGGTGAGCCTTGTAAACCGCTCCGCGTTTTCTTCCACACAAAACACGAAAGAACAGGTGATTCTATATGAAACAGACCCAAGTACTCCACACTTCGATTGCAATCGCTCCGCAGAGCCTTGCATCTAATACCACGACAACTGCCCGCATTGATACTGCCGGTGCAGATTACGCAACTCTACGCATCTGCTTTGGTGCTGAGTTGAATACCAACGCAACTGGGCCAACGATTGCTTTGACGGCAAGCGATGACACCGTTGTGACCAACTTTGCAACCTTCAATGCTTCGTTCGCACGAACTGCGGAGGATTGTACCGCTGGTAAGGTTGTGACGTATCACGTCCAGCCACCAAAGCGTTATTTGCGAGTTGCGTTGACGACTCCAAACTCCAGTAACGACGTTATCTCAGCCTGCGTTTTAGCTGAATTGGTGAAAGAAATCTCGCCAATTGGCACAACTGGCCAAGGTGATGTTGTTGTGATCGGCTAAGCCGAGTGTCACTCACTCCGCTCGGCACCCTGCCATCGATGATAGCCCTAGTCGGTGGCAGGGATTTAATTTACGGGGCACATGGCGGGCTACCATGTTTTACGGACAGTTAATGCAGGACGCTTGGGTTGCTGAGCAGTTGCAGCATTTTGATTTACGACGCGGTTACTATGTCGATGTTGGCTGTCATGACGGGCACGAACTGAGCAATACGCTCTATTTTGCTGAGCGTGGCATGCCTGGATTGTGCATCGACGCGAACAGACGCACGCTCGAACTGGCAAAGAAAACACGGCACGCAGAATTTGAGTGCTGTGCAGTAAGTCACAAAAACGGTGAAGTAGGATTTAAGGTTAGTCATATCAATGACATGCTGTCCGGTATCGAATCGGTATATCCAGACTACAAAATCGAATGCAAGACGCTTGCCACAATACTTGACGAGCATCATGCACCAAAAGAAATAACGTATCTATCAATTGACACCGAGGGGCATGAATACGAAGCGCTGTTGGGCCTTGGCGATTATGACCCACAGATAATCACAATTGAGCACAACGGCAAATCAGAAAAAGCAAGCAAGATACTCGACTGGCTATGGTCGAGGAATTACTTGGTGCGAAATGTAGCTTGGGACTTTTTTGCAATCAAAGACAGAGTGAGGTTTGAAAAATGAGCGAAGAGCAGACAAAGGAATTCAAAGTTTGTGCGTTGATGACATTAGGCCGTTACCGCAACACGCGGGCTCAACTTGTCATTGAACAAGCAATTCGCAGCGTAGGACTACCGTTGCACACGGCAGAGGGTGTGTTTTACGGTCAATGCATGCAGCGGCTCTTTACGCGGGCAATCGACCAGGGCATTGATGTTGCGATAACGATTGATTGGGACTCGTTCATTACCGGCCAGCATATCATTCAGTTGCTTCAAATTATGGCACAGCGGCCAGATATTGACGCACTCGCAGCGATGCAGGCGAAGCGTGGATGCCATTATCCCTTAATGACAATTCAAGGGCAAACGTCCACCGATTGGGACGGACGCTCACCGTTGCAAGTCGATACCATGCATTTTGGTTGCACGGCAATTCGGCTTGATAAGCTTGCCAAGATGCCGAAACCGTGGTTCTGGTCGACACCCGGAACCGATGGCGAATGGGAAGATGACAGTGGCAAGATTGATGACGACATTTACTTCTGGAAATCGTGGAAGGCAGCTGGCAATTCGGCTTATGTCGACCCACTAACACGAATTGGCCACATGGAAGAAACCATTGCCGTTTTCGATGACGGAATGAAGGTAAGGCACCTTTACCCTAAAGCGTGGTCAGAGTTGATTGAGACGGGCAAGTTCCCAAGTGACGCAAACACTGTAGAGGCTGCAAGCGATGTCTGAGACAAGCCTGATTTTGGTCA